TTTATATATGAAGTACTTTAACCTGTACGTATAAATAAATAATAACGAGGGGTGAAACGGATTTTCACCCTATATTTCAAAGGAATAAAATAATGTTTACCTCAACGTTTATTGCTAATAACGTCAAAGTAGAAATCGCTGATGCTCCAGTAGGAGGCGGTCAGGCAACCACTTTTACAGTCGTTGAAGAACTCGCGGCGTTTCCGGCAGCTGCTGGTGCTGAGACTACCGTAGTCAGTATCAATACCTTCGGACAACAGTACGCCAAGAAGATCCCCGGCTCCCGTAACGTGCCCGATCTAACGCTATCAGTTTTCTGGCGTCCCGGTGCTGTCGGCCAGGAAATGCTGGCCGCCGCTGCTTCATCTAACAAGCTGGTCCAGGTGAAAATCACCTATTTCCAGAATCTGGGTGATACCAGCGGCCCGGCGTATTACTCAATCGTCAACGGCTATGTGACGTCAGACAGCATTTCTGGTGATTTTGACAGTGCCGTACAGCGTGATTTCGTGGTTAGCGTCTCGGGTGCTCCAGTCGCTACGGGTGAAGTGGCCGGGAAATAATGATGATGGAATTTTCAGATCTTATGGAACTCATCGGCGTGAAACTGACGCCGTTTGAAATCAAACCTGGTATAACAGTTTATATTCGACTGCCTTCACTCAAGCATAACGCTGAATGTTCAGATCCGTTTAAAGCTATCTTCTACTGTGTAGTAGATAAAGAGGGCAACCAGATTTTCGAGTCAGCAGAACTTATTGAAAATAAAATTGATATGATGATTCAACTCAAGCTCAGTGCTGAAATTAATCGCATTTTTGATGAAGCCTTTCAGGAAGAAACCGTCGAAAAAAAATAAGACGCGATCCGATTCTTAAGTTAGGGTTATCTCTTATAAACAAACATGGGTGTAGTGTAGGGGAAATCTGCACTATGCCCATTTTGCTTTTCTACTATCTGCTAATTTTCAACGAAACTGTAAATCCTGATTCTGCTCAGGTTGAACAGATTCGTCATACAGAACTATTACAGGCTATATGGTTGAGTACTGGCAATATCAGGAAAGAAGATATTAAGAAGTTCAATATTCACGAGCTGGATTCATTGAATTTAATCTCTGCCAAAACGATAAAAGAACAGAAAGAAGAGCGAGAGAAACGGATCGCGGAGCAACAGAAAAATAACATGCTTCAATGGATGGGAGTAAAGCCAAATGGCACAAAATAATTTACAGGCGATGATATTTGAAATACGGGGGGATGAATCCGGACTTCAGCGATCATTAAAAAATGCGGCGAACAGTATCGGTGATTTCTCTGACAGGGCGGGAGGTTCGTTCGGTGGGATCACTACTGGCCTGTCCAAAACATCAGTGGCTGTAGGTAGTCTCGCCGGGGCTGTTGGTGTAGCGGGACTGGCAATAGCCGCAACTATGGCAAAAGTTTCAGAGCAATCAGAGAAAGCATTTGAAATTTTTCAGGCTGGCTCTCTGTCTCAGATAGGTATCACGCAGTTACAACAAATGGCTAACATGTACGCCGGTGTAGGATTAACGCTTGAAAACATAGCCGATCAGTCTAAGGACCTGAAAGATCGCATAGGCGATGCCCTTACCAATGGTGCAGGTTCAATGCTGACTGACGTTATCCAGCCGCTGAAGCTGAACGTTCTGGAGCTACAGAAGATGGCTGATGCTGGCGAGGACGTGTACGCACACATTTATTTTGCAGCTAAGGCACAGGGTCTCAGTGCATCTCAAATGATCAATATGTTTGAAACAATGGGTACAACGGTACATCTAACCAGCTCTGTACTGTACACGCCATCAGCATCGGTGAGATTGGCCTGACGCCGGGAGCGGGTACTGAGGGTGGCGGAGTAATTAAACAGATTTATATCGATAACGCACCAATCCTCGTGGATGGAGCATTCATCACGGCAGAGGGGCAGTTACCCACCTCGATGATGCTGCCTAAGTTTCGGAACTACCTCCAGTTAGAAGTGCGTTTCGGGAAGCCGTCCTACGGCGGTGCAATGACCCTGGCCCGTCAATATGGGGGTCG